GTATTGTCTTGCACGTTTGCCAGGTTCACTACGTTGAATCATTGCAATCTCTTTTGCAGTGTCGAGAGTGAGAATATGATTAACTTGTTCATAAGTACGCGCCCTTTTTTGACCGTGTACTTTTTCAACTTGCGAAATAAAATCTATCCCGTTTTCAAAACCATATTCCGTCATTCTTTCGAACCACTTATCGTACCTAGTTGAAACTTCTAATGCTTGATGAAGTTCTCGACCGCTGATTGCGATTTCTCCATTTTCTTTTTCTTGTATGTTGAACATTTCGCCGATGTTCGATTTTGTTTTTAATGCTTGCATATTGTTTATGCTCCTTTCGTGTATAATGTTGTTATCAACCTAAGGAGGTGATAAGTATGGACATAATCGCGATTTGTATCGCAATTTTTAGTTTCTTACTGACTGCACTTAAATATTATTTAGACTATATGAAAGATTCTCTTAACATCGATGTTATACCTACCAGAAGCTTTAATTACTTGGTCGATGACAAATCAAGTTACAACGATATAACATTTATTAATTTCACAAAGTTTCCCATTTCTGTTATTGACGTTGAATTTGATATTAAAAATAAAGTAAATGAACAAAAAACGTTCAAACCTATACGATATAAAGATAAAAACTACTCCATTCCATTTACTTTAGGACCTTATGAAAGTGTAGAATGTACTTTTTGCTCGAAGAATATCCAGTGATATGGGAATGGGATGTGACTATCAAAGTCACTACCAACAAAGGAATCTATATAAAGCCTGTTATCATAGAATCGCGGACAGAACACCGAGAATCAGAGCCACAAGTGACAGAGTTAACATCAGCAAATAAGGTAAGTGCTCTTTCCAACCCCAAGGATGGTTTTTTAAAGAAGTTTTTATATCATTTAAAACCTTAAACATTTAAAATCCTCCCTTTCCGTCACTCTTTAATTGGAGTGGCGTTGATTTTTTCGTCTAACTTTTTCAATGCTAATTTGTAAATAACTGAAGCATGTTCGGTTTTAAAATGAGATTCAGCAATAATTTTCAATGTTTCTAATTTATTTCTTGCATCACCGTATGTGGTACTTTCTGATAGAACACCTTCTAAAATTTGTTGAACTCGATAATCTAAAAGTTTTAAGTCTTTATTGATGCATTGTTCGACACACTCTTCTTTGGTTAACGTGATTTGTTCCATAGTGTCCTCCTGTTACGACATTTGTACAGGTTTCTGTACATTTTGTTCAAAAAAATATCTACCTACTTTTGTTGGTGGGATTTCTAATAATTCACAGATTCGTTTTATTTCCCATTGTGTAAATAAATTTTTTCCTTGCAACTTGTGATTAATAGATGTCCTTGAAATAGGGATTGCGTTCGCTAAAGAACTTTGGCTATATCTATACTCTGCCATTCTTTCGTACAGCAAACTATAATCGAAATTGTATATCATAAACTCACCTCCCTTCTTGTTCGGTTTTCTGTACAAATCAATTAAAACACCTTTGTTTAAATAAGTCAACACATAAAATACATTTTTCTGTACAATATTTGTTAAAAATTATTGATAATCGTCATTGTACGTAGTATTATGTTCTTAGGAGGTGTTCAGAAATATGAACAGTTTTAAGGATAGATTAAAGCAAATTATGTCTGAACGGAAGATATCTCAATCAGAGCTATCAAGAAGGACTGGTATTGGTAGAAACTCAATTAGCGATTATTTAAACGGAAAATATGAAGCGAAACAAGACAAAATCTTTGAACTAGCAAAGGCTTTAAACGTTAACGAAGCGTGGCTTATGGGGTTTGATATTTCTAAGAATAGAAAAATTGAAAATAACGACATCACTTCCATATACAGTAAACTCACGCCTCCAAGACAAAGCAATGTACTAAAATATGCGACTAATCAATTAGAAGAACAAAATAATGACAGTGATAATCTGGTAGATTTCAATTCTTACATTCAAGAAAAATCCGAAGTGGATATATATGGTTGTGCGTCAGCTGGTATTGGCGAAAGATTATATAACGAGCCTATTTCAAAAGAATTCGTAAGAGGTTATGTCCCCGCACATGATATAGCTTTAAAAGTAAATGGAGACTCAATGGAGCCGTTATTTAAAAACGGACAAATTATATTCATTGAAAAATCTCACACTATCAAAGATGGACAAATAGGCGTCTTTATTATAAATGGAGATGCTTACGTAAAGAAAGTTTATGTAGAAGATAATAGATTAACGTTGGTTTCTTTAAATAAAAAGTATAAAGATTTATATTTTTATGATAACGAAAGTGTGAGGTTAGTTGGAAAAGTTATTTTATAGGAGGTAGTAAAATGAAACCTAGAAAGCAAGATGAAAAAATATTATCAGATCAATACAGTTACTTTGAACCAATAATCAGCGACAGTTGCGACATAAAATTCGACGAAAACAAGAGGAGAATGGGTTCTATATTCATTTCACATGAAGAGATTTGTTTTATAAGGAAAGAAGAAGATTATATATTCAAAATCTCATTATCAGAGGTGATAGATTATAACACTGTTGTTACTATTTTGAAAAACCAAGCTTTTTTAACATTAAACGATAATAGAAAATTAACAGTTTATTTCGTAACAAACTCTCCTTTAACAGGATTCATCTCAATTTTAAAAACTTATATGCAATTATCTAAGAATAAGGAAACAATTATCTCGAATGATTGTCTACCTATTAATGATGATGAACAAACTAAAGTTGAAATTTTCGACGTCGTAGGATTAAATTATGAAGGTCGTAGAAAAGAATTAAAGAAACTTATCAAGAAAATGAAAAATAACGACGATTTCTTTTTCTTATATAGTGATTTGAAAGGAAATGAACTTAAAGAAGAATTACTTTATGAAGACAAGGTGTATGAAATTTCTGATTACGAGGTTATTCCTGGTGTATTCTTACAAAAAGAACCGGATAATCCTTATGATGAAAACGCGATAAAAGTTATGATTTCAAATGAATACTCTGAATTTCACGTTGGATATGTACCTAGAGAGTATGCTTCAAGATTAGTCAATCATATGGACAACATCGTTTCTTGTAACGCATATATTAATGGTGGTAAGTATAAAACTTTAGATTATTTAGAAGAGAAAATCGTTACTAAAGAATCAGACTATGGATTACGAGTACATTTAGAATACAAAGTTTGAGATAGGTAAAGATTGTATTTTTATAAGTAATTACTATAAATAATAGAAAATTCATTTCACAGGAGGGTTTAACATGGATTTTAAAGAAGTTGACATTAACATTGAAGAGTGGGAAATGGTTGAAATCCCCTTTTATACAGAAGAAGAACTGACTTATAGATTGAAAAACGATTTACCTATAACTAAAAGTGAGTTTGAAGAACAGGAGTCTAAAAATGAATTCTTATAAAGAAATTGAACACTTACACATTAACACCGGTGGTAAAGAGTTAACTCAAGAGCAAATAGAAGAAGCTAAATCTTTTATAGACAGTCAAGGATTTAAAGATATGATTCGAGAAGCTAAAGAGTCACGTCAAAGAGTTATGGAGTCTAAAATTACTGATAGAACTAAAATGTGATTAATAACGTATATTTAGCGCTTTAATATAAATATAAACAAAGGAGAAATTGACATGAAAAAAGCAATCTTAACTTTAAGTCTTATATTTATTACCTACTACCTCACTTTTAAATATATGTGGATTAAAGAATTGAAGTATTAATTATGCTTATTTAAAAAAGACGTCTATTTCAGCAGTGTTTGAAAGGAAGTTTATAATGAAAATAACTAATTGCAAAATAAAAAAAGAAACTATAGTATATGAAGTTTTAACTAGTGGTAATCAACCATTCACTTATGAGTTACCTAAAGATTTATCGTCACATAATGCGCGTAAATACTTGGAATTTATTTCACAAAAAATAGATGGCGATAAGTTAAATTAATTCAAAGAATAAAGTAACTTCATAAAGAGTACGAAGAAAACGATCTAATGACCGAACTTATTCTTGAATATTTAGTAAAAAAGTATGTTGAAGAAGAATATAGGAAATAAACGCCTATATGGCGTGAGGAGGATGAGGGATGGAAGAGAAACGATATAAAGTTTATCAAAGAGGCGAAATAATTTATGCAGATTTTGGTAAAGGTGTAGGTCATGAGTTTTCATACAAACACTTTTGCATAGTCATAAACAAAAAGGATAATAAAAATAACGGCAAAGTGACCGTAATCCCTTTAACTTCCAAAAGCAAACACAATGCTTTTGTAAATATACATCTTATAAAACCTTTTTTAAATACACTAAAACAATCAATTGCCAAACACGAGAAAAAGATAGAATCGATTGAAAACATTATAAATCAAAATCCCAATGATTTAAAAGTCATTGTTTATGCAAGGTTTTTGTGTGACTCCTTAAAGAACGAAATGAAACAATACGATTTTGTGGAAAACAAATTAAAAAACTTAGTTGACAAAAGTTCTTATGCAAAAACACAGGATATTACTACAATAAGTAAGGATAGAATTTTAAATTATATTAAAGATTTAAGCGTTTTAATTAGATTGCCGAAACACGAAACTGACCGATTGGTTAACATCTGTTTCAAAAAAATGAGTTGAACAATTCTAAAATAATGTTATAATACAGGTATTGAGGGCTAAAGGTCCACCTATATTGATTTGAGCTTTCGGCTCACTGACGTCTGTATTATACAGGCGTCTTTTTTTATACAATTTTCACGGGTAGCCCGCCTACCCTTATTATTTTTTGCCAATTTTGAGGAGGGAACGCATGAAAACACGTTGTTACGATGGTAAAAAATGGCAATATGAATTTAAGTATGAAGGAAAAAGATACCGTAAGAAAGGTTTTAGAACAAAGCGTGAAGCTAATTCTGCTGGACTAGACAAGTTAAATGAGTTAAGAAGTGGTTTTAATATAGATAACTATATAACTCTTGAAGAATACTTCGAAAATTGGATTAAAACGTATAAACAACCTGTTGTTAAAGAAAATACCTACCGTCATTATAGAAATGCATTACAACATATACAAAAACATAAAATAGGTAAAATGGAGTTATCAAAGATAAATAGACAAGTTTATCAGAAATTCATAAACGATTATTCAAAAGAACACGCAAAAGAAACTATAAGAAAAACAAACGGTGCTATTCGGTCAGCTTTAGATGACGCATTATATGATGGGCTTATTTTTAAAAATCCCGCTTATAAAGTTAATTATAAAGCCGGAAAACCTACGAAGTCAGAACAAGAAAAATTCATCTCGGTAACTGAATATGAAATACTAAAAGATCACGTCAGAAAGAAGAGAACTCGTTCATCATTAGCGCTATTCATAATGATTTGTACGGGTTGTCGTGTCAGTGGTGCAAGAAATATAAAGATTGAGCATATCAACCAAGTGAAAAACACTATATTTATTGACGAGCGAAAAACCGATACTTCCCCTAGATATATCAGTATCGCTAAATCTGATATGAAACACATTATGGACGTCATAAGTACATTTGCAATTAGCTATGATGGTTACATTTTCAAAGAAGCCGGATCTATAATTAACCTTCATGCTATCAATAATGCTTTGAAATCAGCCTGTAGAGTCAATAATATACCAATTATTACATCGCACGCATTAAGACACACTCATTGTTCTTATTTACTAGCAAAAGGTGTATCTATACATTACATTTCTAAAAGATTAGGTCATAAAAATATAGCAATAACTACATCCGTGTATTCTCATTTGTTAGAAGAAAAATTTAATGAAGAGGACAAAAAAACAACTAAAATTTTAGAAAGTATGTAATTTAGGGACCCATTAGGGACTCCAAACCCAATAAATACTGTTGTTACAAGGTTTCTATGTATCCAAACTGGGGGCAATATAAACGCGCTGATTTAATCGGACAATCTTCTTATATTAAAAATAATGATGTCGTAATATTCAATGAAGCATTTGATAATGGTGCATCAGACAAATTATTAAGTAATGTGAAAAAAGAATATCCTTATCAAACACCTGTACTCGGCCGTTCTCAATCAGGGTGGGACAAAACTGAAGGTAGCTACTCATCAACTGTTGCAGAAGATGGTGGCGTAGCGATTGTAAGTAAATATCCTATTAAAGAAAAAATCCAGCATGTTTTCAAAAGCGGTTGTGGATTCGATAATGATAGCAACAAAGGCTTTGTTTATACAAAAATAGAGAAAAATGGTAAGAACGTTCACGTTATCGGTACACATACACAATCTGAAGATTCACGTTGTGGTGCTGGACATGATCGAAAAATTAGAGCTGAACAAATGAAAGAAATCAGTGACTTTGTTAAAAAGAAAAATATCCCTAAAGATGAAACGGTATATATAGGTGGCGACCTTAATGTCAATAAAGGCACTCCAGAGTTCAAAGATATGCTTAAAAACTTGAATGTAAATGATGTTCTATATGCAGGTCATAATAGCACATGGGACCCTCAATCAAATTCAATTGCGAAATATAATTACCCTAATGGTAAACCAGAACATTTAGACTATATATTTACAGATAAAGATCATAAACAACCAAAACAATTAGTCAATGAAGTTGTGACTGAAAAACCTAAGCCATGGGATGTATATGCGTTCCCATATTACTACGTTTACAATGATTTTTCAGATCATTACCCAATCAAAGCCTATAGTAAATAG